TTATCTATTAATTTTTTAAATTCTTTTTTGGTTTCAGATGAAAGTTTTTCTTTAATTAAATTTAAAAGAGGTTCAAATTCCTCATCACTCAAATGAAGAATTAATCTAGATCCATCATATTGAGATCCGTAGCTGAATCGTATGTCTAATTCTATATCAGGCCCACATTCATTAAATGGGATTCCTTTGAAATCAGAGTAGTAAACAGCTTCTTCTTTTTCTGCTGGTTTAGTTATTTTTTTCATTACAGAAAATATCTAATAACAATCATATTAATCCAATGAAAGAAATTAGCAATTTTATTTGCAGCGTGACTAACTTTTTTCCAAAACCAAAACCATCCTAAATTCTTTTTTAATTTAAATTTAAAACTGTTTAATTCTTTATTATATTCTTCCCAAAATTTATCATTAGAAATTTTTCGAGATTTATATTTTTCAACCTTAGTTAATTTTATTTGATCAAGTTTACCGTAAATGAAATAGGCTTCAAAGTCTACCCAGACATCTTCGGTGTCTGAAATGTTTTCTGTTGTGTAAAAAAGAATTTTACCGTGGTAGTCTATTTTTTTATTGTATTTATTTTTTTCGATGACGTCTTTAAATAAATTCCAAGACTTGAAGTCTTTTGATTTTTTTTCTTCTTCTGTGTAATAGATGTATTCTCTTTCTACCACTTCTTCAAACAATTCTCCGTCTTCCGAAATAAAATAATCAATCAAACAATTTTCTAAATCTTTTGTTTGAAAAATAATTTCATCCCATTTAACAGGAAAACTTTTTAATTCTTCTGTAAGTGGTAGTTCTTTTTTACAAATAATATTATCATACATTCCCATAAGTTTGTTCCATTAATTTAATAAGTTGATTGTTGTCTAATTCTTTTCCGTCAAGTAAGCCAAAAACAAATGATGATCTATTACAGATCTTGTAAGTAGCTAAAATGTGTTGAGCTTGTTGTTTTCGATTTTCAAAACCTCGGATACTTGAAACAAAGTCTTTCATGTTTTCAATACTCTTTTTAACCTCTAATCCTACTTCACACACTTTCTCTATAGAAGGTTTCATTTGTTCTGCTAATTCGAAATCAAATTCTTTCTCAATAATTTTATAAAAATTATCATAAGAAGGCATTTGATGATCTACATAAAATTCTATTAAATTTTTATCTGAATTCAACTGAGACTTGATTCTATGAATCCACAAATACCAATCAGATTTAAGTTTAATTCTATTTTGATTTTTATTGTAACAAATTACAATACCTTCTTTACCTTTCCATCCTTTTACTAATTGATAGATTTTAGAAAGGTCGCAGATATTATCCATCTGATAAGATTGTGGAGTAGGAACACATCCAGTGTCTCTCCAAATGTTTAATAGATCTGAAGAAGATACCACACACATTCCATTTTTATTAATGGCTCCTAACAAATAAAATTCAATTTCTTTTGGTCGAATAACGATGACATTGTTAGGAGTAACAATTTCAAACAATAAAGATAGATGAGAATTTTCTTTTAAAAATTCAACCACCTTAGGATATTTTTGCGAGAGCAATTCAAAGTCTTTAGCATTTTCTTGAGAAGCATAAGAAAAGGTTCCGCGGGTTCTCATGCTAAACTGACCATTCACATAATCACAAATGACCAAAGACCCATCCAATTTATCTTGAATGTTCCAATCTTTAAAATTTTCTGGATTAGGATAGCAACCAGGTTTCTCTTGATAATTAAAGAACTTAGGCCATCCAGAGCTTAAAACATTTCCTTCCTTATTTAAAATTAAAGAACGATAAAATAAATTATTTTCATTCCATTCAGCGTCAATTTTAGGGGTAATCAAATAGGCATCGGAACCACAAAAATTACCTTCTAACAAATAAAATTGATCTTTATCTGGTAAATTAATTTTCACAATACCTAGAATTATACACCCTATAAATCAAAATTCAAGTCTTATTTGTTATTTTAAAACGAACCAATAATAAAAAAGAGAACACAAAATAAATACCACAGTAGCTAGAATACATTTTGTTTTGTGTTTCATAAATTTATTTATTTGTATTCGTAAAGTTCATTTATGTCTAAAAGTTTAGAGACACATCCGTTTACTCTTTCAGTCCAAGTAGAATGAAAATGACCGTAAAAGTGTTGTTCTGGAGAACAAATTTTAAAAATTTCATCCATCACTGCTCGTTCATCTGTGAGGTCTTCTAACAAATAAGCATCTTCTCTCGCCCAACCATAAACCATTTCATTAAACTGTTGAGGAAAGCAGTAAGAGGGTGCCGTGTGTGTTATAAGAACATCTACCTTACAACATTTACTCTTATCAAACATAACCCCTTCACCTGCCCAATGTGAGATCCCTTCTCTTCTTCCAGTTCTATCAATCGATACTGCTCCTCCAATAAATTGAAAAAGTTTAGAATTATATTCATAAACAGAATAATCCTCTATCAATTCAAAATGTTTTAAATTGGTTCTATTTTCTTTTTGATAATAAAAAGGATCATCATGATTCCCTCTAATAGATTTAAAATAAATATTCTTTTCTTTAAATAAACCATCTAATCGATTTATAGTTTTTAATTGTTTATTCTTAGGTTCAAATCCGATTCCACTGTCACCGACGCTAATCAAATAACAATTTTTTATTTTTTTTCTATCAATAAGATAGAATAAGTTCGACCAATCTCCATGATGGTCTCCTAGAAAAATTATAGGCAATTCATTATTTAATTTTTGAGTAATCATTATGTCCAAAAATCATCTCTTCGTTTAATAATTTCAATTAAAACTTTAGTATCTTTTTTTTCTATTTTATCTTTAAGTTCATTAACTTTTTTATACTTGACCTCGTAAGGAATACCATCATCAATCATTTCAAACATTTTTCTACCATTTTCGTCTGTGATTGGTTTAAACATTTCACTAATAGACCTTGTTGGAGGATAGGCTTCTTCTAATCTTTTTTCTAGAATGGGTCTTTCGACTGTAATATATCGATAAGCTTTAATCAACCACTCTTCAAATTCTTTATGGTGTTCAGTGGCTTTCCAATCAACAACGCCGTTTTTGTATTCATCTTCATAAAAAGATTTTATAAATTCAAAATTTACTGTCTCAATTAAAGAGGTAATGTCACACCAATTTCTTGGAATAGCTTTACGGATTCTTTGATGTTGAGGTTTAAAAATAGGTTTTATGTAATCATAATAATACATAGACCACCTAAACGGAAGTATATCCCACAAGCTCCAAATTTTAGTTTTTTTAAAAAACCATTCTCTTAGTTCCATTGTTTTCATTTTATTTTATAAGGTTTTTCTACCACAAGATAATAAACAGATTCTTTTTGTCCTATTCTTTTATTACCACTAATAGAATTGTCTTTAGGAAGAGCTTTATTCGCAAACTTCCAAGCAACGTCATAGTCTTTAACAAAGATAGCTTCTTTAACTTTCTCCTGATACCTTTTAGGAATAAGAAACCACTTTTCGGGTATCCAATAGTTTTTAGTTTCTGGATTGATTATTTTGACATCCGGAATGTTAGATATATTAAGTACACCATCACCGTCCACACCCATATCTCGGTAACCATCGTTTCGTTCATAATGTAAAAATTGTTCAATTGCTTTTTTAATCTCCCAAGCAATAGTACCTCTTATCATTTCCTTGCACCCTACACCAAAAGAAGAATTAGGATGATCAAGATGAGGTCTGATTTTTTTATTCTTCCATTCTTCACTTTCTTTTACAATCTCCCCGCTTTCATTATACTCATTGCCGTATTGATCATAGAAACCACCATGACCATCATATTCTCTTTTTATGTTTGGAGGAAATGCAATAGATCTTATCACGTTTTCCAGGTATTGGCCTTCTTCGTATTTAAAGCCTCTATCCCAAAAGACTTCATCCATAGCCATTTTAATTTGACCTGATTGAAGTCGAGAATAGGTTTCAAGAGCTGAAATAAGAACCAATAAATGTTGCCTCTCAAATTCAACTTGAATTCTTTTAGGTCTTTTATTTTTCATTAAACGCTATTTTATAAATAAAAACTATAAAATCAAGATATTATTAACGAAAAATCGATTGGATTATGGTCATAGTACCATAATAAGTTGTATATAAACAACAAATAAGAAGAACAACCCAACAAAATTTGTCAAAAAAATTACCGTTCATATAAATTTAAATTTAATTACATGAATTACTTTTGTCAACTTGACTAAATATCTTATATGTCCACAACTGTATCCAATAACATGATCGCCTTTAATGGGGGTAGCTTTGCTTTTAGAAATAAAATCATTAACGGGGATATGTTAATTGCTCAAAGAGGTACCACTTTTAGTGTCGCTGTGAGTTCACAATATACGGTAGATCGTTGGAATGTTAGTTCTGAAATACCAGCGAGACCAGGTAGAGGAGATATTACTCAAAGTAATGATGTTCCTAATTTTGAATTTCAAAGTAGTTTAAGATTTACTACTACTACCATTTCTAATGCTAATACCCAATTTTTAGAAATTGAGCAATATATTGAAGGTTATGATGCTAGAGATTTAATCAACCAACCTATTATTGTCTCTTTCTGGGTTAAAAGTAATAAGACAGGAACTTACAGTGTGCATTTAAATAATGCAGGTAATGGAGTTACTCCGGATAGGTCTTACGTAGCAGAATATAATATCAATACCAACAATTGGGAAAAGAAAACCATATATGTTTCTCCGATAGATGCTTCACAGGGAGTTTGGAATTGGACTAATGGTAGAGGATTAAAGTTAGGATTTACATTAGCTGGAGCCTCTTCTAATGTAGCTCCTTTATTAAATTCTTGGGTTACTGGAGATTTTATAACATCATCTAATCAAACTAATCTTTTAGACACCACAGGGAATACTTTTCTTATTACCGGAGTTCAATTAGAAAAAGGCCCTACTCCGACTCCTTTTGAACACAGACCTTTTGGAACAGAATTAGCTTTGTGTCAAAGGTATTTTGAATATGGTGCACAATTTATCGACAACAATGTACCAGTTACTGATTCAAATTGGAAGGTGCTTTATTCGTATAAAGTAACAAAAAGAACAGCAACGCCGATGATAACCAGAATAGCTGGACCGGCAGCTGCTTCTACCGGGTTTATGTCTACGCAAAACTCTCATTGGTGCATCATAGCAGTAAACATACCGTCAGGCCTCAACG